GTGGCGGACATGACGGCCATGCCGGAATCGACGGCGGGCTCATACTTGCCCGGAGCGATTTCGAAGGCGTCGCTCTGCCAGAACGGGTTCACGAAAGCCGAAACCGTGTTCAGGAAGGTGATCGCCGCGCCGTTGGCCGGGGCTGCGGTGCAGTTCTTGTATTGCACCTCAGGATCGGTCGGGCTGGAATCCGCCGAGATAATGGGCGGGCTGATCGTGATATTGCCCGTTCCACCCGCGCCGGAGACAATGCCCGCAACCACGAAGGTCTTTAGCGAGCCGGTGTCCTGCTTGGTGATGTGGTGGACCTCATTCACCCCAGCGAGGGTAAAGCGGTCGCCCACCTTCACGGTGCCGGAGGACACGGTGATCGCCAGCGTCTGATAGCGATTGTCCTTGTTGACGTACACAAGGCCACCCGCGTCCAGGGCGGTTGCAGCGGGCACATAGCGCTGATTGGCGCCGTTCACCGTCACCGACACGCCAGCCGCCGCAGTCAGGCGATAGGCGTAGTCCAGCTTGTAGGTCTCGAACCCGGCCACATTGCCCACATGAGCGCGTTCATAGGCGTTCAGGGACTTGGGGCTGTTGCCGAGGGTGCGCGAGGCTAGGTTGCTGGCCATGGCGTTGTAGTCCGAGGACGACAGCAGCATCTTGCGGTCGTTCATGGGGACGCCGACGCGGTTGAAGGCAGCATCCGCAGCCGCCACGTCATCGAAGCCGGACGCCGCCGTGGTGCGCTTGACGAACACCGTGCCGGTGAGGGCGGCGAGGTTCGAGCAGTCCACGTTGATGTCCGAGGCCAGACGCTGCATGGCCGCTTCGCCCAGGCGTTCCTTCTGGAGCAGGTCACGCAATTCGGTGGCCGACAGGGTCAGCGGAACCGAGTGCGAATAGCTGAGGGTCGTGGGGACCGACAGCTGGGTGTAGTTGCGGGCAAAGTTGGACGATTGATCCAGGCCGGTGAAGGACTGCGCGATGTAGGGCATCGGGCGCCAGATGGTGTTGCCCGAGCGCTCGGCCAGTTGGCCGTCCATGGTGAAGGTGTTGAAGAGCTTGGAGGCGACGCAACCGTCTTCGAACTTCTCGAAAACCTTGTCGAACGCCACCGTCTCCTGCTTGGTGAAGGAGTTGGCCATTGTCGTTTAGAACCTTGTATTTGAGGGGGTTAACCTCGGCTGGCCTGCCTGCGCTTGAAGGCGATGACCGGGGTGCGGTCGCCTGTGCGTTCGGCTTCAGCTTCGAGGCGTGCGAGTTCTTGTTCAGGACCACCCGCGCCCGTTGCCCCGACTTTGGTCAGAGGCGGTTCCGGGGCCTTGGTGAGCCGTGGCGCCGGCTGACCCATGCGGGCCTCCAGCTTGGTGATCTCTCGGACTTGGGCGATGGGGCCTAGAGCCGCGATGCGGCGCGCTTCGTCCGGGTTGGTGGCAAGGTGGTAGGCAAGATCGGAACCCGTCTCGCTTTCCCGCATGGCCTCCAGCATTTCCTTGGTGCAGGGCCATTCGTTGTTGGCGGCGCCCTCAAGCACGACTTCATCGAAGTCGGCGTGCTTTGCGCGGCCCTTGTCGAACATGGCCTCCGTGCGGGATTGATCCTCCCGCTGGCGTGCCGAGGTCTCGGCTTGCGAGCGCTCCTGCACCACCATTTGACGCGCCTCATGGCGGATCAAAGCGCGGGTGTAGTCCGCATCGTTGTCGAAGGCGTTGGGATCGGGTTCGGCATCGGCGCTGGGTCGCGGAGCACGCTGCTCCAGCTCCTCCAGACGACGGGTCAAATCCTCAGCCTGGCGCTTGGCCGCATGGGCAGCGGCGGCATACTTGGCGATCCGCTTGTCGATGGCCGATTGCTGGGGCTCGGGAGCCGGAGCGTCGGTCAAAGGCTGGATCGCATCGCCTTCGGTCTGATCGACAGACAGCAGGGCTTCATCGGCTGCACCTTCCGGTGCTCCGTTATCAATCTCCGACATGGGGTCTCTTGAGTGTGCCCTTAGGCGGCTTGGGCCATCGGGTCTGCGTCGCTTGGGGCGGGCGGCTCAGCAGGCGACGGCTGCTGTCCCGATGCGTCCTGACCCATCATCGAGGGATCAGGGGCTTGTTGGTCTCCGACGATCTCGGAGGTGAGCGAGGCCATGGCCTGCCCGTTGAGGGCGCCCGCCTCAAACATGGCTTTCTCAGCCTGCGCGGCGATCAGTTGCGACTTGGCGTGTTCGGTGGCGAGTTCGGCATGGGCCTTCAGCGCCTTGGCCTGTGCTTCCGACAGGTGAGCCTTGGCAAGCTCCACCTGCATGGGATCGGGCGGCGGCGGGGGAACGGTAGGCTGTCCACCGTTTTCCTGCGCGATGAGGGCCTGAATGGGCGGGGGAGCCACGGCACGAAGCCGCTCAGCAAATTGCTCCGCCATGGGCCAATCCTGAGCCTTGGCGATAAGGTCCGCCACAGCCGGGGCCGCCGCCGGGTAGGATTGCACGAACTGCATCATGCTTTCGGCCGCCTCAACCCGCTTGGTGGTGTAGCTTGGGCCCACATCAATGGTGACGTGGTACTTGCCAGCGGTGAGGTCGATGCTGTCCGGGTGAATCTGGCCGGGGTTGGCCGGGTCCGGGGCGTTGACTTCCTTCTGCTCGGTCGAGCCGTCCTCGCCGGTAATCAGGACCGTGCGCTGGGCGTCGTAAGCGACGTTAATCAGCTCGTTGACGACGCACCCACACGCCTCAACAGCCGAGTGCAGGTTGTCGATATAGACATAGGTGGCGACATCACCCTGACGCTCGCGCGCCATGATCGCCTTGCCGCTTGTCTCGTTGGACTGAGCGCCCAAGGAGGCGTCGTGCAGGCCGGTAACGTCCTTCATGTCCTGAGCATGAAGCTCGGCAAGCTGGGCGAACGCGGTCGGAAACACCGGAGGCGGCTGGAGCACAGGCGAATTGCCCGCGTCATTGTAGATCAGCAATGGATCGCCCGAGGTCGCCGCCGTCCTGAAGGCTTTCTCCTGCCCCTCAATGCTGCGTTGCGAGGCCAGCCATTGGTTCTTGGGCGACTTGGCCACCATCTCAACTAGGGTCGAGCGGGCGTAGTTGAAAATCCGCTGCGCATCCTTGGCAAAGCGCACCAGGCCGAAGCGGTACTTGATCTCTCCAAGGCGGATCACCCTGCCCTGCACCCGAATGATGGGCAGGCGCGTGATCGGCAGCTCGTAAGGACCCTCAAGGATCGAGAAGCCGGTAATCATCCAGCGCTCAGCCACCTTGCGGGCCGTCTTGCGCTTGCGCACGACCGTCGGCAGCACCTGCGAGTTCTTCGGGTCGTTCAGGTCGATTACCGAGCCATCAGGCAACAGGCCCAGCTCAGCCGGGACCGACTTCATGCGCCAGTATTCGGTGACGCGCACACGATCCGTCGTCACCCAGCCCGAGGACTGAAGCTCCGCGAGGATATTGGGATTGAGCGAAGAGGGAGATTGGCCCTTGTATTTGGCCTCGAACTCCTTGCGCGGGATCATGTCCGACACAAAGCAGTATTGCGCGTCCTTGCCGGTCGGCTCGATAGACGAAGGGTCCCAAATCACCGCCAGCGGGTTCTCACCAGGGCGGATGTAAATGTCCTGATCGAACACATCGTCCGAGGCATACTCCAGCCCCGCACGGAACCAGCCGAGCCCACAGGCCACCGCATCCTCACCGGCTTGGGAATACACGCCCGGCGCGTTATTCGCCTGCTCAATGGTGCGGATGAGGCCCTGTCGGCAGTCAGCCGCCTCGGTGTCTTTGTCCGCAAGCGCCCTGATCTTGATGGACGGCTTATTCTGGCGAATGTCTCCAATCACCTGACCGACGAACTGCGGCAGGCGGTTGATGGTGAGGCAAGGGCGCCCCAGCGTCTCGCGGGCTTGGCGCTCGGTGTCGTTCCACTGATTGCCAGCGAGGAATAGCAAGTCCTGCTCAGCCAGCAGGATGTTCTTGTAGTCCGCAGCCTGACCTTGGGCGAACTCCTCGCGTGCATTGGCAAGGAGCTCGTCGTCGGCCTTGGACTTGCTCATAGGCTCATCCATCCGGTTTCAGTGGCGGGGCGCGCGCTCGAACTCATGCGAGGGGCCTCCGTAGGTCGTGCGAACCGGAGCATCATCAGGGCGTAGCGAGACGCGCTGATGCGGTCGTCGCGCTCCTTGACGATCAAGCCCTTGTCCCGGTGATAAAGTCGAAACTCACCAAGCCAGCCGATGCAGGTCGAGAACACCTTCCAGCGCCCCGTTTGCATCCGATCCAGCATGTCAAATACGCCTGCCTCGACGCCGTTCGAGCCGTCTTCAAAGGTGGCCTTCTCGTGCAGCAGCCGAAGCCCCTGGGCGCGGTATTGCTCAGCCAGCGGGGCTCCAGAGCCCTTGTCGTGTTGCAGCCCGTCATGAGGCCACGAGAACTCCAGGCGCGGTCCCCACGGCTTTAGTGCAGCAGCGTGAATGACCGGCGTGGACTCCCGCGCGGCGTACTCCTTGGTCACATAGATGCGGTCGGCGTCCCGATCCCAAGCCAGCTCAACAGCGGCGAACGGGTGATCCCAACCAAAGTCCAGGCCACCGATCCTTGGCCAATGGGCCGGGATCTGAAACGGCTCGATAAACACGTCCTCTTCGGAAACGGGAAACACCCGGCCCGACCCCATGATGGGGATGCCTTTTGTTCGGGCCTCGCGCTCGTGCGGAGGATAACTGGCGATGATTTCGGCGCGCTGTTCAGGAGTATAGTGTTCAGCGTCCTCAATCGTCATCTGTGTGACGTGGCGGGCCATCAGGCCTCCAGGAACATGCTCACCACGTCAGACATTCCAAGGAGCGGGGTGAACGTCAGAAAGGCGATGCCGCCCGTCGCGTTCGTCCGCGTCAGGCCTTCCATGTAAATATCGAGGGGCGGCTCCTCATCGAACCAAACGCCGTCCAGCGTCTCGCCCTGCCACTTCTCGCGGCCTTGGTCGTAGGACTTGAAGCCCAGCGTTGATGTTCCGCCTGTAGGCTCGTGGCGCACCAGCACGCTATCCAATGCGTCGGGAACGCCCTGCCTTCGGGAGTGATCCAGTAGGCTAGCGCCGGGGATCATCCCCTCGCCCCACCTTGCCGGGTCTTTAGGCTCACCAACGAGAAGGCGCTGCACGCCATCCCGCGTCACCTCGCCCGTCTTTGAGCCAGCCCACCAGCGCGTCGGCTTATCGAAGCGCCGGCCTTCCCACCAATCGGGATATTGCCCTGTCAGGTGAATGGCGACCTCTGCGGCGCCCGAGTACGTCTTGCCAAGCTGATTACCAGCCATAAGCAGGCGTTCCCGGCTCTCCAGCCCAGCTGCGTGAAAGTCTCGCTGCTTACTGTAGGGTCGATACTCCAGAAGCCGCGTGCGGGCCTTCCGCCTTTGCCGCTCCGTCAGGAGGCTCACTAATTCCGATTTCAAGGGCAGACGCGAGCTGTCGGATGCGAGCGTCAAGCTGCTCATCGGTCAGGTCACTCGTGGTTTCAATCTTCAGCTCTTTGGGGAGCAGCCCTGCAACGACGCGAACATATCCGCCAGGATCGGCAGCACGCAGCTTCTGGATCGCCTCGACGCCGTTCTCGCTGAAGTCGTCGTGCAGCGCCTCGATAAAAGCCTCACCGAGCTTGCTGCGCGAGCCTTTCGGGCGGCCTTTGAGATTGCGCCGGGGATCGTCTTTGGTGAACGGAACGCCGCGCTGTTTCTCCGCGCTTTTATCTGCGGAGTCTGACATCCGATCAGCAGCCCTTCTTACCGGCCTTCGGGCTCGGCTTACCGGCCATCTTCGACATGGGCTTGGCGTCAGCCTTCTTGTCGGCCTTGCCTTCGGGCTTCATGGGCTTCTTCATGTCAGTGGCTCGTCTTTGTGAGTTTGCCGATCTCGGTGCTGATGTGTTCGTTGAGCGCGTCCGCCTCGTGTTCGATGGCCAGCTGCACTTGGGAGAACGCGGTGTGCATCTTCACATGCAGGCGCTCAGCCAAGACGATGCCGATAATCAGGCCCACCACTAGGGCCGCGAGGATTTCCATGGGTGTCGCTCCATGATGGGCCGGATGGCTTGCTCGCCCCTCGTGTGAGGTTCCGGCAATGGGTTTCGCGCCCACTCACTCAACCGACCAGGGGGCAACACGGGAGGGGCGTGTGTGTCGGGGTAAGGGGCGCGAAGGGTGATGGCCGATGGGCCAAAATGTTGCCGTCTTTCCGGCTGTCACCCCGACCCTTATCGGGTCACCGCTGCAAACGGCTGATCGCGCGAGGTTCCGCATTGGAGGTTTAACCCAGCTAGTTCAAGGCCGGGCTAACTTGGAAATGTGGGAAAGGGGTCCGGGTGCAGGCGCACCTATCAAGACTGTGGTTTGGTTGTAGAACCCGAAACGCGCGCCGTCAATAGGTGGTAGCGAAATTGTTTCGACGCGCGATGGGTTGTGTTTATGCCGCCACCTTCAAGCCGCCGTTCACCACCGCATAAGCCGCCTCGACCTGATCCGCCGCACGCTTGAGCGCCGCTGTCTGGGCGATGTGCCGATGCTCCCCGATCACCGATTGAACGATGAGCCGCCAGTTGTTCTGCATCCGGCCCATAATCACCTCGGGCTCGATCAAGCCCTTCACGATCTTGAGGCTGTAGTCGCCTAGCTGGACATAGATCGCTTCGACACGGCGGCTGGCGTCGATTTGAGAGGCCCTGATACCCTGGTCCGGCGTGGATGGCCCCGTCCCCTCGGACGGGCCTGCAACGCCGTGTGCGAGGGCTACATCGCCCTGGAGCGTGCGGATGCAGGCAAGCTGGCCGGGCGTGATGACCTCGCGTGTGTGGAGGAGCGCCCAGCAGTCATAGCGGCGGATGCGAGCGGTCTTGGTGCGGGTCTCAGCCTCGGTGTGGACGTTGCGCTGCTGAGGCAGGCTGAGCGATTGAAGGTTGGCGCCCCAGCTTGCCGGATTGCCTCGGTTAGCGGCTTCCTCGCGCGCCTTTTGAGCGGGATCGAAAGGCTTGGACTTCCTGCGGATTTTGGTCACTTGAACGCCCCTTTGTGCTAGAGATAATGCCTGATTTGTCACGGTAATTCAATGAATTGGAGGAAGCGGCTGCACTATCAAGCGCCACCCGCGCATCTTTAGGAGCGCCCGCAAGCGGCCTTCGCGCTCAGAAAAAGACGGGCGGTCCCACGGCGCATGAAGTTTGAAATATCGAAGGCCGACCCGGAATCCGAACAGCCCGCGTCGAACGTTCCAAATGGTGCGGGAATAACGAGGCATCAGACAGACTCCGCCGCTACGACCGGCGCCGGCTCGATTTCCTCCGCCTCCGGGTTCTGGTTTGTCGGCCCATGGTAAGCGATGCCGAGAACCTGGCACTCGTACTCTCGGAGCCTGTACCATTCGGCTCTGTAGGCTCGGGTTCGGGTCAGGTACTTGGACTGCTTAGCCCAGGCATCCGGGGTATTGGCGTAGGCGGCAGGGATGCGGGGGTTCACGCGGCGGCCATTTTGGTTTGGCGCAATATCTCCTCCATAGATGGGCGGCTCGGCGTCTTGTCAGGAGTTATCCGCTCACCAATGAAACGGAGGCACGCAGGCAGGTCGCCACCGAACAGGAAGCTGCTCGCTAGGTATTGCTCGGGGGCTAGCCTCCACACAGCATATCCGCCATCAGCACCTGCTCGGATCGTCAGGTCGTCATAAGTGTTCTGGTCGCTCATCACCCCTCCTCACAGGAAAGGACGACGGCGAGCAGCGGCTGGATTCT